TAACATTACTTAAAAACAGAGAAATAAGATTTAGCATCGTCTGGAATAACTTTGCTAGGTCTTAGTTTTCCTGCGAGTGCAAAAGTTTTAAACCAATCTTTAATTTTATAAAGTTTTGTTTTTTCTCGTCTTGCTAATTTTTCAAGTTCGTGTGTTGGTTCTGTAACAACTAGATCTACTGCTTCCATGTCAGGTGTGATAAAAGTTACCATTGCAAGTGGGTCGCCTTTCTTAATTACATATTCGGTGTTCGGATCAGGATTTGTAAAAAATGTATAGTGCCAAGCTCTTAACCAATTATAGATATCCATCATACCCAACATCATGTTTGGTAATGGACTGTTAGGATGCGGCCAAAACATAACTTTTGTTCCTGGAGTATCGCAAGCAAACATTATGTCTGCTGCAATCATTTGCACAGTACCATTTTCAAAAATAACACTATGATTAACAGCTTCTGAATCTCTTACATGGTAATCTTGATCAATGCCGGTGTCTTTCACGTGGAAAGATATATTGCCATCTTCTAAAACTTTAAATCTAAAATCTAATGGACAAATATATTCAAATGTATTCTGTCTAGCAATTTTTGTAATAGGACAAATACTAGCACCGTCGGTGATGCCGCCGTAAAGTGCTTTTGATGTTACCTTGCGTAACATAGGATGTAGTAGATCAGAATTAGGATATTTATAATCTCCTGCGCAAGGAGCAACGACAGCTACTTTTACTTTTTTCATTACATTGCAGACTTTCTTTCTTGTATTTCTTTTCGGCGATCTTTTATTAATTTAGTCATGTCGTGCAGAGCTTTTCTTGCTCTTGGCGCTGCTGCCTTAATGCCTTTGTCTTCAAACAACTCTGCTTCTTTACAATAATTTAAAAAGGCTGCTTTCAGCTCTTCGTGCAAATTATTTTCCATCTTTACTCCGTAACTAAATTATAAATCTCTTTCCAAGTTTTAACACGGATTGCATTGCCATTGTAATCTTGATTGTGTGTATGATCTATAAGTATACTTTTTAGCCCTGCTTTCAACCCTTCGTCTGCATTTTCAGGTTTGTCTTCTACCCACCAGCATTCAGTATCTCTATACTTGTCTAGAGCTTCATCTTTATCTGCACCTGTATCTAGATAAACGTACTTCTCAAATGCTGTATCTCCGAATAGTTCTCTTAGATTCTTCGTACGCAAATGACATGCATATTGATCAGTGCTTAGACTTGTAATTGCATGAAAGATATATCCGTGTTCTTGATGAAGTTTCTTTACGTATTTGATTGCATCACGTAAAGGAGGAAGTTTCCTAATAGTTGCACTTTCGTTAAACATACGACATAACTTATTGCCTTCTTCTCGAGATAGACCGTATTTTACGTCCATTTTATAATTATCAGGTGCTACTACTTCATATCCATGACGTTGCATCCATTGACCGAATGCATATTCCCAATCAAGTAACACACCGTCGCAGTCTGTTAAAATTACTTTATTTTTCATGTAAGCCTCTCTAAATGCCTATTGTGTTATTATACTAACATAGACACAAGAGTTTGTCAAGTATTATCCGCCTGCAAATACGTTAGGTGATCCTGCTGCTACACTGGTACAGCCAGTTATAGCATCCCCAATTCTTCCTGCGCCTTTATTGTTGCAAAAGACTGTTGTAGAACCTATCGTTATAGGGGCTGCATGACTTGGACACGGAACACCAGGAAGCAAGTGAGAAGTATTATTATCTCCTTGCCTACTCCAAGGAATATTATTTACAAATACATTAGGTGAGCCTTGAGCTCTTACCATTCCTGAACAATGTGTAACATCTGCATCGCCAATTCTAGTTGCTGCGGGCACGTTCTATCTCCATTAACTTTTCTAATCGAGCAGGCCATTTTTCTATTTCATCGTGCTGCTCTTCGGTATGAGGAGGCTCAGGTATTTCTGGTAAAAACTTTATGACATGTTCGAAGTCTAAAGGAATGGCATCATAGTCGGTATAAGTTTCTATATTGCCATTCCTTATAATTACGAACTCGTGTGCCATATTCTTATGCCATTTGAATACCTGTTGTGCTACTCACATACTGTTTTGCCATTTCGGCATCTGTTTTTTGCACAAACATCATACTATTTTTATTTAGTTTGACTTTCGAATCTGGATGGATAGTGAAAGCAAACGGACCAAGTCCGACACCTTGAGCTGATGCCATAATAGCCATAGGCTTTTGGACTGTGATAGTGTTTGCATCTTCTTCTACAAAACGAGCAACAATCTCTTCACCTGCATTAGATTTTAAAGTAATCGTGTCATTTGCCTTATAAGGTGTTTCAATAATCATAAAGTGTGACCTGTTCCTGTATAGTTTGTTTCTTCTATATAACGTGTAAATTGTTCGTAGCCGCCTACTTTTACACCGCTAACTACAATCTGTGGAAATGTTCGTGCTTCTGGAAATTCTTCTAAAACTTGTTCACGTTCAAAGTCTTTTCCTAGTTCTAGATATTCAAAGTCATATCCACGTTGTTCGCAAAACATCTTTGCTTTTGTGCATGACGGACATGCTGGTTTTCCCCATATATAAATCATAAGCTAAATCCTTTAAATGTATCTTCTGACACGTCTTGTTTTGTGCCGCCGATAACATAAGAACTAATCTCTGTTTCTTGAGGAGCAACTTGTACTTCTGCACCTGAGATCCATTTTTGTGTCCAAGGTAGCGGATTGTTCTTGATGTTGTAAGGCGACTTCAAATTGACATTTGTCATTCGACGAGTACAGATATATTCAATGTACTCGCTTAGAAGTTGTGTGTTAAGTCCGATCATCGATCCGTCTTTGAACAAATAGTCTGCCCAAGCCTTTTCTTGATCAACTGCATCAACAAACATCTGGATGCACTCTGCTTCTGTTTCTTCTGCAATCTTAACAAAGTCAGGATCATCTTTCTTTAGAAGTTTTAGCAACATCTGTGTTGATGCAAGATGTAGGTTTTCATCGCGAGCAATTAGTTTGATAATCTTCGCATTACCTTCCATCTTTTTAAGTTCTGCAAATGCCCATGAGCAAGCAAAACTTACATAGAAACGCACACCTTCTAAAATATTAACACTCATAAGAGTTAGCCATAGTCTTTTCTTTAGTTCATAAAGATCAACTGTAACTTTTTTACCATTTACTGTGTGTGTTCCTTCGCCTAGTAGATTGTAATAGGCTGACATTTCAATTAGCTCATCATAGTACTTTGAAATGTCTCCTGCACAATCTACAATCTCTTCAATGTCCATTAGCTCATCAAATACTTTTGAAGGATTATTATAAACATTGCGGATAATATGTGTATATGAACGTGAGTGAATTGTTTCACTAAAGGTCCATGTTTGAATCCAGTTTTCAATTTCTGGCAACGATACAACAGGAGCAAATGCTTCTACTGGTGCTCGTCCTTGTACTGAGTCAAGTAGGATCTGACGCTTTAGATTTGAAGTAAAAATATGCTGTTCGTGTGCTGTAAGACTTTTGAAGTCTTTTGCATCTTGATAGATATCAACTTCTTCTGGACGCCAAAAGAAACCTAGTTGTTTGTCTGTTAGCTGATCAAACTGCTTGTATTTTAGTGTGTCGTAACGTTGGATTGTAGGCCCTCCGCTTGGGTCTAAGAAAGCTGTAACTTTCGTATGATCGACCCGATTTTCTACGTCAAAAACGCTCATGTGTGTATCCTTTTTTAAATTATAATTCAATATAACATGCCCTAGCGGACATGTCAAGTTTTAAATTGTGCAACTTTCGCAAGCTTCATCTTCTTCTGGTATATGATACCCGTTGAGTTGATGTCCATTAGCTTGTGCACCATTTATTTCTGCTACATCTGCTGTCATTTTGTCAGTATCTAGTTCGCCTTGACCATCATAGGTGTTGAAGTAATAAAGTTGCTTGCCGCCTAGTTTGTAGAACATCAATAGATGCTGTAGCATAACACTCATTGGAATCTTTTCATCTTCATAGAATGTTGGATTGTATGAAGTATTAACCGAAATACCTTGATCGATATATTTTTGTAGAACTGCCATAATTTTAATATAGCCTTCTGGGCTACGCTGGTCCCATAGTAAATCATACATGTTCTTTAGACGCTTGTACTCTGGTACCACTTGCTTTAGAACACCATGCTTTGATTGCTTAACTGAAATAAGCGAACGTGGTGGCTCAATACCGTTTGTAGCATTTGCAATCTGCGCACTTGTTTCACTTGGCATTAGAGCCATTAGTGTTGAGTTACGGATGCCTGTAGCTTTTAGCTGCTCACGTAGTCCGTCCCAGTCCATGCGTTCTTGATGCGGAACGATTTCATCTAGTGCTTTAGCATAAGTTTGGTTAGGTGTAATACCATGTCCGTACTTTGTTTCCATTACACCACTTGGAGCACCTTGCTCTGCCGCTAGATCTGCGCTTGCTTTAATCAAGTAGTATGACCATGCTTCAGCGTATTCGTCAATTAACTCTAAGCCTTCTGGTGTAATGTCTTGATAGCTTAGATGATTCTTAGCCATCCAATAAGCAAAGTTAATGATACCAATTCCTAGTGGGCGGCGTTTCTCTGTTGATAGGCGTGCTGCTAGAATTGGATAATCTTGATAACTCAGTAGTGCATCTAAGCCTCTTACTGCCAAACGAGCAACTCTTTCAAAGTCACTTGGTTGCTTTACATTGCCCCAGTTGATTGCACTTAGTGTGCATAAGCTAATTTCACCTTCTGGATCATTAAGATCAGTTAGTGGCTTTGTTGGCAAATCAATTTCTGCACATAGATTTGATTGTCTAATAGGTGCAACTTCAGGTAGGAATGAACCGTGATCATTTGCATTGTCAACATTCTGCAGATAGATGCGGCCTGTGTTCTTACGTTCTTCCATAAAACTACTGAATAGTGCTGCTGCTTTAACTGTTTTCTTACGTAACTTTGTATTGCGTTCTGCTGTTTCATATAGTTCACGGAAGCGATCCTGATCAGCGTAGAACGCTTCGTATAGTCCAGGTACATCACTCGGCGAGAAAAGAGTAATATCGCCGCCGCTGATTAGTCTTTCATACATTAGTTTGTTAAACTGCACACCATAGTCCATATGACGCACACGGTTGTCTTCTGTGCCTTTGTTATTCTTTAGTACAAGAAGTTCTTCTGCTTCCAAGTGCCAAATTGGATAATAAATTGTTGCTGCTCCGCCACGCACACCGCCTTGTGAGCAACTCTTTGTTGCTGCTTGGAACATTTTATAAAAAGGAATAATACCTGTGTGATAAGCATCGCCTTTGCGTATTGGAGATCCGATAGCACGAATACTTCCGCCTCCAATACCAATACCTGCTTTTTGGCTTACATACTTAACAATACTTGCGCTAGTAGCATTGATACTATCAAGGCTATCATCAGTTTCAATAAGAACGCAACTGCTGAACTGTCTCTGCGGAGTTCTGACGCCGGCCATAACAGGAGTGGGTAGACTAATATCATGTAAACTAATAGCGTCATAGTAATCTTTTACCCATTTTAATCTTGTCTCCTTAGGATAACCTTGGAACAATGTTGCTGCGATTAGAACATAGCACATCTGTGGTGTTTCAAAAATTTCACCTGTTACTCTGTTCTGACACAAGTACTTACCACGCAACTGCTCCATAGCAACATAAGTCAAGTTTTCATCACGCTCGTGCTTTACAAAACTGTTAATCTTTTCCCACTCGTCATCGTCATAATAAGAAATGAGGTCAGGATCATAAAAGCCTGCTTCAGTGTTCCTTTGCACAAGTTCTTTTACTGTGCAAGGCTCGTATTCACCATAAACTTGCTTTCTAAGTGCATAGTTGATTAGACGTCCGCCAACATATTGATAATTAGGTGTTTCTTCTGAAATAAGATCTGCTGATGCTTTGATTAATGTTTCTTGTATCTCATCTGTAGTAATGCCATTGTAGACTTGTATTTGACTCTTTATTTCTACCTCACTTGGACTAACGCCGGTTATATCTTCACATGCATAAAAAACAACTTTGTGTAGTTTTTCAATATCTAAAGGCTCTCGGCGCCCGTCTCGCTTGGTAACTTGAATCATTTTTTCTTTCCTTTTTATAAAATATTAGGTATTTATTGGATCACAGGAATCCAATACCGTCTTTCGGTTAATAAATTTTTTGGCAGATTTTTTCGTTGTGTAACTTTATTTTCGTCATAGCCAATACAAAACTCTTTAAAAAACAATAGTGTTTTTGTTTCACTGTTGTCTTTGTCATGTACAATATGTATCTCTGGTTCTGTGCCAGAAAAACGTTCAGTTAATTGTAAAGTGTAGCAGATTGCTAAAATCTTCACGAAGGGACAAAAAATATTTTCCTCTATTATTTGCCAAGGATCTGGCCATGTTTCTTGGTTGTAAGGATCTGCTGCAATAGATGATAAGGGAGCCTCTGACCAAAACTCAATTGTATCCTCTATTGGTGTTTGAGATGTTTCGATTGCGTCTCGAAAGTTCTTCCAGTCTACAAGACGATCTTCATATTTTTTAAGAAACATACTAACCTATTTTTGTGTGTACTGTCCAATAAAATTCTGCACTATCCGAAGTGCTTCCATCGTTATTTAAATTTAACACACTCATCTCTAATGTGTCAAGTGTTCCGACGTCATTATATGATTTTAATTCTGCTGAAAATGTAAGATATTCATCAATTAAAGGATCTCCTACAAAATCATAGTCGTCAACAAGAGATATTTGTCCAGCGGGATCTTCAGCTGTATCTGGGTTGATAACTAATGACATAGTACCTTGACGCATTCCGTTGGTAGTATTACTAATATACATATATTCTAATCTAAATGCTTTTTTATTTTCTACAGGCAATCTTAGCACAACAACCGGATCTGTATATTGTACTAAGCTAATTTTATTAACATAATCTTGATCAACAAAAGTTTCACCCGATACTTCTGGAATATAACTTTCTGTTAAAAATCCTTGATTGTAAGAAAGGCTTTCTGTTCTACCGAAATAATCGTTTTTGCTTATATTACCGACTTTAACAAAATTTATCACTGCATATTCTGCAAGATTTTCATTACCGCCATTATTGCCTACTAGAATAAATCTGTTGCCTGAACTTAGGTTGTTTTCGCCATTTGAAATCCAAATACCGTGTCTATCGATATCATTAAATTCAGACATAGAAATAGTGTTGTTAGAAGGACCTGTTCTTTCTCCGCTTGAAGCTAGATTACTTCCTGCACCAAATTCAAATCCATATCCTACATTGTTAAATTTACATTTGTGCCATAAGTTATTTTCAACGTCAAACTTAGACTGCACTGCATAGCTATAGTTTTTAATATTAATGTTTTCAAAATAGTTATCACTTGTTCCTGCGGATCCAAGTGTTCCTACTATGGTCATTTGAATACCTACATCATTTTCTGAATATGAACTATCTCCGTTACTAAAAGATCCTGTAATTGTAATGTCTCTAAAAGTACTGTTTTTGCAGTTTTGTAATATAATACCTTGATCAGATGATACTGTTGTATTAATAGACAAACCACTAAGTTCTATATATTGTGCTTGATTTCCTGTTGTAGTAGCGTTTGCTTCTGTTGTGTCATTTGCATAAGATCCAGGTGTACTTGAACTATTGATAGTTTTAAATGCTGCACCTGAATTAGTTTTTGTTATAACAGTTTTACCTTCGCCTGCACCTTTGATAACAGTGTAAGGAGGCAGGTATATAGTATCTGAAATATTATAAGTACCAGCTTCAATGTGTAAAACTTGTCTAGCTCTAGGATTTAATTTATCTGTATTGAGGAATAATTGATCAATAGCTCTTTGTAATGCTGCTGTTTGGTCGCTGCCGTCGCCTGTTGCTCCAAAAGAACGTATAGATACACGATCATCTAAACGATCCTGTAAAGTTCTTTGTATAGGACTATTTTCTGTGTCCCCTGTTTGTATAAATGTGCCGTCTCTGTAGGTATAGTTATTTGCTAGTGCAAATATATCATCGTGTTCACTTAGAAGTTTTGTGTTTCCTACATAAGGCGAGCCTTCACTTACAGATCCATTACCTATATATAATTCTTGTGTGTCGATTGCCCAACCAAATTCTCCTGAGGCTAATTGTGGAAATCCTGTACTGGTATTCTTCTTACCTCTGCGAACCTGTATTCTTGATATGGAAACGATAGCCACGATTTTCTCCTAATATTATTATATATTTAGCCGTGTTTCTCATAATATTGATATACTCGCTTCCACCATTCTTGTTCCCATTCAGCAAACTCATCTGGCCATAAATCAAACTGCTGATATTCTCCTGCACGACTGCACATAAAGATATGTCCTTCACGTATGTCAGTTCCATGCACTTCATTATGTGCAATAGCATAGGCAGTAAGTTGTAGGAAATAATCTTCTACCCATTCTAATTTTTTGGGTTTGTTCGTTTGTTTGAAGTCCATGATACAAGGTTGCCCTTTGTATTGTCCTACTAGATCAGTTGTGCCTGCATAAATGTTTGGAACATAGAGTGGAACTTCACTTCCCCAAATTTCATCAACATCGTCCATAGCTTGCTCTTTGATTTGTGTGGCCATCATGTGTGCCTGCTGTGCATATGGATTACTGCCCGGAGTAGGCCACTCACCGAACTCAATATAGTCTTCAAGATACTTGTGCATACGGGTTCCAACACCGCTTGCTTCGGTTACAATCTCTTGTGCTTTCTTTTCACCTACACGTTTTTTCCATGCGATAAGATGTGTTTTGTCTTTTGTTTCTCCAAGAATAGTTGTAACACTAGCTACAGGAGGACCTCCGGGTGTTTCGTATCTGCGTTTGCCATTTACTTCAACACGTTTTAATCGTTCATAAGTATACTTTTCTTTAATTAAGGTCACCAATAAGTTCCTGTTCTTCTATGCACAGGTCTTGCCATACATTTATATTCAATGTTAAAACTAATACGCCAGTCTTTATCTTTTTGCGGAGTAGGTTTGTGATATAACCAATATGGCATTATATACAATTTATTTGGTTTTGGTTGCAAATAATGTACACCGTCATCTAAAATATACTCTAAGCCGCCGCCTTCTTCTGGAGGATTTACATAAAATACCGCATTAAGAGTTGTAGTTCTAACATGATTATGATTTACACAAATACTATGTTCATTGTTTTGTACATAAGTCCAAAGCTTTGTAGTATCTATTTGATCGGTCACTAGAAATTCATCATGAACTATATTGTGAAATGCAGTGCTTACTTTCTTACATAATACTTCGTTGTCGTATATAACATTGTAGCCTTTATCTTTGTCTAACTTTTTAAAATAGTTATCAACTATTTCATCTACATAGTTTTCAAAGACTCCTGCTACAGGAAAGTCATATTCGTAAAGATAATCACAAATTTTATTAAACATAAAACTATTATACAATATAAAGAAAAATTGTCAACCTATAAATCTTTTAGATCTACTGCTCTTTTTGCCATTTTTGACACTGCTTTAGGATCCTTTTTCTTACCCATAGGAAGATCATCCATTTCAGAAGATTTAAGTTCTATACCTTCTCTATCAAAGTTTTTTACTAGATTTTTAATCTTCACATCACTGTCATAAGCACTTTTAAAAGTTTCATAGTTAAATTGTCCTCTTCCGATATTTTGAAGAAGTTTGTCTAATTGATTAAAACTTACTTTGAATTGTTCTTTATTTTTAAAATGATCTAATACTTGATAAAGAGAAACGTTCGATTCAGTTACTTCAGCTTTTTTTTTGAACTTTCGTTCATATT